TTAGTGCGCCCCGGAAGCGGAGTTGAGTTTGCCATGTGGCGTTCCTCCCTTAGGCGTCAGCCGGAGCGGAGAAGAAGCCGTTGACTACACCCCACTGAGTGAGATCGGAGTTGCTGTCCTTCTGGAATACCTTGGCAACGCCGTAGCACATCTTCACGCCAGCACCCTTGATCCATTGATAGTCAGTCTGATCGCGGAACGTCGGGACGGGCATCTTTGCCCAAGGCATCGCAATGGCTGACTGACCAGCGAGGAACACCGGAGCAACGCGCCCGTTGGTATCGCCACCAGTTTTCAGATTGCCATCAATGCTTGAGGTCCAGATGTTATCGACAAATGCGTCGATTTCCGGCACCTCGCGGATGATACAGCCATCCCATTCGAGATCACCGGCCTGGAACAGAATGTTGTCCTTCGAACGAGGAAGGGCATTCTGATGCGACGTGCCAAGCGAAGTCTTGAGGTCGCGGAAGCAGGTCGTGCCAGCGAACAGAACAAAGTAGTCGTAGCCGTCCTTGGTCTTGTAGGGACGAATACGCGGGCTTGCCAGCTTGGCAACACGCTTCATCAGCGATACGGAAGCCGACGTAAACTTGTCAGCCGTCGCATCAATCTTGCCGATGTCGGTCGCGTGAACGCCCGAGTAGTTGCCGACAGCGTTGCCGTACAAGATACGGTCGGAGTTATCGACAGCCCACGCATTGAGCTGCGAAGCAGTCGCCGCCGCGTAGGTAACGCCGTTAACGCGCTGACCGTTGGCCGAACCCAGACCAGACGGAGCAGATTCGGACGGAATCGACGCAAACGCTTCGATAATTTCGTCGCGCTGGAGTTCCTTGCCCCAGTCGGACAGAAGCGGCTTGGCCTCACCGAAGATGTCGGCAGAGTCCTTCTGCTCGTCAGCGTCGGTCGTGGCAACAGCGTGACGTGCCCAGTCAACCCAGGCTCGCATACCGTAGTTGTTGATCGCCTCTTCGTTGTCAGTCAGGGTGCCGGACGATTTCGCCGTGCCCTTGAGCGAGGTCACAATCGGAATGTTGACCTGCTCGCCGCCCTTCTTGTTGTCGAAGATGGTGCGGATGATCGAGTTCATGCTCGAACCCATGTAGGGCGAGAACATGTTTTCGCGGACGTATTCCTTGATCAGTTCCTTGCGGTACTGAACAAGTTTGTTATTTGCCTGTGGGGTAGTAGCAGCCATTGGGGTAATCCTTCCAATGCGCCACCCAACAAAAAACCCGCCTCAATGGGCGGGTGCTTTCATGGTGTTTAGTTGGGTCTATCGGCGCAATGCAGCGTTGAGTAGCCCCGCATCGCTTTCGTCCTCTTCGCCGTCGATTGCGGCTGCTGAGGTTGCTCGATTAAGCGAAGGCGGGAGTGGCGTAACAGTCGAAGGACGGCCTTGGGCTACACCACGGATGCGCTCTAGAAGCTTTGCCTGATAGGTCGGGTCTTTCAACCGTTCCTCAATCTGGCGCTCTACAAACGATTCCGGGTCGTCGCCAATCGTGCTGAAAATGGTCTGCTTCCTGTGCCACTGCATGATGTCCCCAAAGGGATCAAGCGATTGCGTGGCCCGCTGGTAAACCGCGATAGCTTCCGGATCGCGAGAACTAAGTCCGCGACCCAGCGCCTCATACGCGGCGTCAACCTTTTCAGCCCCATGCTCACGGATAGCGTCCCTGCGGGAGTAGTATTCCCGAAGCTGGCTAATCTCGCTCTTGATGGGTTCGATGGCTTGCTTGTTGCGATAATCGACAAAAGCATCAGGGTTTTCGTACAGGTCCGGAACCGGCTGTTGCGGTTCATTCTGCTTCTGTAGTGCCTGAAGCTGGCGCTGCATCTCAGCGAGCATACGCTCGTTGTTGGCAGCCCGTTCTTCAGCGGCGCGGCGGGCATCGGCCTCTTCCTTGAGCCTGTAGGGCGGTATACTGCCCCTATTTGGCTGTTCGGTTGCCGGTGCTTCCGGCTGCTCTTGTGCAGCCTGCTCCGTTGCCTGTTCTGCGGCTGTCTTTGGTGCAAACCGTCCGCGCTCATCACGCGGCGTTTCCACCTGTTCGGTCGCGCTCTCAACTTGAGGCGCTTCAACCGTTTCAGTCGCAGGCTCGTCTACAGAATCCCAAATACTCTGATCGTCATCGGCCATAAGCCTATCCGTCCTTTTCCGTTTCGTGGAATTACGATGTCACCGATAACGCTCGGCGTTGCGTGGTCGTCATCGTCCCTGTGTCGTCGGGTGCGTTACGATTCATTCAGCAGCGGTAAAGGTGCGGTCCTGCTCCTTGTCGTGGGCGTCCTGCACCATCCTGAGAGGCGCTAATGCCGCCTCCTGCCGATCCTTCTCAGCCTTCGCGTACTTGGCCGCCGCGCTGGCGTTCTTGTCGTGGATGGCCGCCGCCGACTCCGCGATCTGCATTTCAGGCGGAAGCTCAAAAGCCTGCGGCTTGCCCTGCGGCGGCTGTGCAGCCTGCCGGGCCTTGGAGACGTTGAGCATCGCTCTGGACTTGGTTTCGTCCACCTTGGCCTGCTCGCCCTGTAGCGCGATCTGCTGCGCCGGGCCGGGCTGCTGGGACTGCTCAAGCATACCGAGCAGCTTCTTCTTGGTGCGCCCATCAATGCCGGGTGATAGTTCAATGAGAATCTGCGGCGGCACTTGTGCGCCGCTAGAGGCCATCGCAATCAAGGCGTCGTAGGTGTCAGCCATCATGTTGATGCTGTCCGGGCCTTCATCGATGATGATGTCCACATCGAGAGAGCCGAGCGCATTCACAATATTCGGGTGGCCTGTCGCCGGATCGACCTGAAGCCCGTTGATCTGAATGAACTGCGCCACATTGTCGTCGTCGGTAACGCGAATCCACCTCTCAGCCGTCCAATGCCGCTGAATGGCGTTGAACACCGCACGATAGACGCGGATTTTCCAGCCCTTGAAACCCTGAATGTACGGGCCAAGCTCGGCAATGCCCGCCTGCTGCAACAGCGAAATGGCGCGACCGGACTGCTGCTCACTGCCCTGCCCGAGAAGTTGAGGGTTGGGGCCGAAACTTTCAATTTCCTGCTTTGATTCAGCAAGCAGTTTTGACCAGCCTGCGAAGTCAAACGACTGATCGTCAGCCTTAACCTCGCCGCCGGGGTTGACGATGATAACGCCGTCAGTGCGCGCCCATTCCTTGCGGGCAAGTTCAACGTCCTTCACCGCCGCGTTGCTCATGATGAGCCTGCGCGATGCCAGGATGTGATTGAGCTTGGCTTCCTTGAAGTTGATGCTGTCCTGCGACGACTTCATATTACGAACAAAGCCGTAGCGGTCGCCGTCATGGTCAACGGAACCCGAGTACATGATGTATTTGCACTCGGTCTTGTTCTTCTCGTCAACGAGGTAGGATTGCCCCTCCATCAACACGGTTGAGCCGGTGAATATCGAATAGCACCAATCACCCTTGTGCTTGTACCAGCAATCCACAAGGCGAATATGCTTGCAGTCCGAATTGAACCACTTGTTCTCGTTGTCAGGATTTGTGCTTAGTTCGCTGCCCGTCTCAATGGACTGGTCGATCTCATCGGCCTTGTCCGGGAACATCTCCTTGGCAAGGTCGAGGTCCATCCACTTGGCGATGCCCATAAAGCGAGCGTCGGAAAAGTCCTCGCGCTTCGACCTCGGGTCGTAGAAGAACGATTCCGGGTCTACAATATCAAGCTCAATGTCGTGGTCGTTCGGGTCGTTGCTGTCACCCTGGACGAGATTGATTTCCAGACCGCCAATGCCTTCAACCGCACCGTCGCGGGCAATCTCGGCGCTCTTTGGCTTCCATTCCTGCTCATCCAGCGCATACCGGATAACAGCGGTCGCAATGTCTGCGCCCTGCTCCTGTCCCGGATTGCGCGGGAATGCCTTCGGGTCTTGCCGCAACCGCTCCAGAAGACCGACAACGCCGTCAATCTTGCGGCCAATGCGGTTAACCGTCGCGATTGGCTGCTTGCGCTTCTTCAGAATTTTAATCTGAGCTTCGGTCCACTGTGCGCCATGGTAGTAGCGCCGGGCTTCCTTCTGCTCTTCGATCTCGTCGCGCTTGTTGCCGAGATATTCCGTGTATGACTTCTTGAGCCTGCCTAAATCCCAATAACCAGCCGTGTCCGGTTGCGCCTGCGCTGAACTGATAGAGCCGCTAGGCGTACCCGTGCTGTAATCAGCCGTCACGCCGCCATCCAGTCATTGTC